ACTGACATAAGATTTTTACCGATGGTGCTACTTGAAAATGATTTTTGATCCTGAGATAAATTAATAATTCCAGCTTCTGTTGCTTTTACTGGACAATTTCTTAGCTGCACATTATCGTCAGCGGCTAATGCTATAAACGCTTCTGGTGAGCGCTTAGCAAATAATAATACATCTCTTTTAATTTCTTTAGATGTCATTGACCCAACTTGTGAGCCAAACTCAACACGCAATATAGCTTCAGCATGGTCAATATCAATTGTTGTCGCTAAGTTTAGTGCTTCAATTTCAATTTCTATGTCTGCTAATTCATCAACAGCCTCTTGGACTGGATTGAACTCAGAATAGCTTGCATTTAATTGCGGATGGTAAAGAGATAAAAGTTTTTGCAAACCTTGATCTTCTTTTGGTACTGTTAAGGTACCATCTCTAAATACAATGTGCCTCATAGAGCAATACCCCTCTTGTTCATCTTTAAACGGCGAAGGCTGATTTGAGGCGTATCTTAATTCTCTAGCGTACCCTTTTTCTTCATCAAACCATAATAAAGGTTGTCTTGAAGTGTGTCTTGAAGCTAAAGTGTAAGTTATAGGTGACTTATTGCCTGTTAAAAAATATGTTCTATCTTTAATTTCCCAAGCGGGTTTTTCCGCTACTTGTTTTTTTGCCATGATATAATATAATAAAATTGTTTAAAGTAAGATTAGGAGCGCCCGAAGGCGCCCCGTATCTTATGCTATAGATTATGCACCCTGAGTTACAGACTTAAATAATACAAAGTTGTTAGCACCTTGCACACATAAGCAACGCTCAGATAAGAAGTGTACATTCATCTCATCAACGTCAGAAGTATAAACTCCACCTACAGATCCAGTGATCCAAGATTTCATTTTACGATCATCAGCTTCAGACGCGCGGTAACGCACGTGTAAGAATGGACGCTTAATGTTTTTACCTAATTGCTGATCGTAAACTGTTGAAGTTCCAGCAGGTACAAGAATACCGTCAATGTCTTCAGTTAATCCACGAGTGGTAGCATCGTTTAAGTATTTCCAGTCAGTCTTATAGAAATCGTAAGATCCGCGACGGAAACCAGAAAACCCTAGGTTTAATGCCATATCCTCACTGTTGTCAAATACTCCGTAAGAAGTTCCTCCATTGTAGTGAGCATTAACGGCGCCTAGCATATCGTCAAACTCTAACGCAGTAGCGCGGTTTAAGAACAACATGTTTTCTTCAATAGCTCCTTGCTTGTCTAAGTTCTTTAAGATTTCGTCAAAATCTTGTAGTGCAGTACGATCTGTACCAGCGTTAGAAAGTGTAGCTTCTCCAGAGTTGAAGTTTTGGTAAATGTTACCACGAGCCTCAACAGCTGCAAATAGACCTTCAGTACCTTTTAATGCACTGTCGTGTCCTTCAGCGTCAGATCCAGAAGCAACTAATTCACCTTCTACCATTGACATTTCTAAGTAGTCTTCAAAGCGTAAGCGAGTTTCGTGCTCAGACTTCAAATACCATAAGTATCCTCCAGCTCCGTTTTCAGTTGTAACTTCAACCCATCCAATCTGAGCAGTATCAGATCCAGAGATATTATATTTATCTTTGATAATGATTGGTGAATTACTAAACTGTTGGAAACCAGCGTCAACTGATCCAGTCATTCCTGCAGTTCCTTTCTTAAACTCAGATCCGTATACGAATACTTTAAGATCAGGATTTGTTCCAGAAGCAACGAAAGAAGCTGGCCATTGAGTATCAGTATAGCTATAAGCCTCAATAGAGTTTGTAGCAACTGATCCTACATAAGCTTTTACAGTATCTAGCCCTTTAGATACTACGATAGTTTGTCCAGCACGAATAGCGTGTCCAGTAATGTTTAGCGTATTATCTGTACGATCATTAGCTGTACCAACTTTTACGCTGTCATAAGCGATGTGTAAACGCCCTTGCTCTGACCAAATAACTTGATCTGAAGCAGAAGGAATTTCGGCTCCTACCATGCGCAAGAAAGAAGAAACAGAGCGATTTCCGTAACGCTCAACTTCCTTTTCGTATACGTCTGGTAAAAATTGTTTTGTAAAAGATCCTCCTCCTGAAGAGTCATCAAAAGTTAGATAGTTTGTTCCAAATAAAGTTTTTGTTGGAGTGGGCGTTAATCCCGCTGGAAACGAACCACTCGATTTAAATAATCCCATTTTAGTTTATGTTTAAAAGTTATTTTCGGATTTTAATTCTAAGGCGATCAATATCATCCCCGCTGATAGCTTTCACCTGCATACCAGACGTTGTTGTAACTTTTTCGTGAGTTGAACGTGGGTCCATATCAATGTTTTTTGATTTAGCCATTTGCGTTTTTAGCGCATCAGCACGTCCTTGCTCATAAAAATGATTAGCAACAGCATCAGCATTCATGGCTGTAAATAATGCTTTATGGTAACCAGCAGCATCTGACATTTCATTATTTTCGTTGACAAACTTTTCAACTAATGAATTAATATCAGCCTGTGATTCCTTTACATTGTTTACATCCTTAACTTTAAATCTATATTTGTTATCTCCTACTTTAAAATCAAAACCTTTGAAATTTTCGGAAAACAATTCATTTGTTTTTTGTTCAAATATAGATCTTTGTTGTTCAGCTATTTTTGTTCGTGAATCTTGATCTTGTTTATAATCGTTGTAAAACTCAACCGCTTCTCGTTGCTCAGGAGTTAACTTAGAACTTAACTTAAGATCTTCGTAATATTTACTCTTAAGGTTATTAAGATTTGATTTAGCTTCAGCAATTGATTCTTTAAATGCTAATTTTTTGCGTCTTATATCACGCTCTTCATCCACCTCCTCATCATAAGAAAAGTTATCTTCAATTAAGAAGTCAACTTCGTCCGCTGATAAATGTGGTTTTGTTTGTTGATAGTATTCGCGGAGTAATTCCATATCCGCCATACTTTCATAATCTTTATTAAGATTTACATAATCCTCAACTGTACCACCTGTTTCTTCCATAAACTGCACTAGCTTATCAATGTTCTCAGGCAGCTCACGCTCAGGCTCTTGATTATTATTTACGCTTTCAGATTCTTCTTTAAGCTTATTTGGAATATCTTTTATTTTATCGGCTAATGTCGCCTCATTTTCTACCTCTTCATCCGATACGAGCTCGAGCACTGTATCTTCTTCGTTATCGGGCTCGCTTTCTCCGGTAGGTTCTTCATCTGTTTGTTCGACGTTTTGTTCTTGTACTTCTCCGCTAGTTTCGGGTTCGTCGCGTACAGGAACCTCATCTGTGCTTTGCTCTTGAACGGCATCTTCTGTAAAGTTTCGTAAATCTAGTTTAATTGTTCCGTCTTCATCAACAGTTGTTGTTGGTGCAGACTCTTGCGTTTCAGGTGCAGTTTCTTGTACTTCTTGAACTACTTCCTGCTCTTGTGTTTCTTCTGACATGATAAAATATTATAAAATTAAAAACGGGTTTTATTACCTAGGTTCAAACATTTCTAAATTAAATCCACTGCCCATGGTATCATTTCCTGCAGATTCAAATGCTTGTTCTCCTTTTCTGTCTTTTCTTTGCTCTATTAATTGAGATTGTTGGGAGGCTTGAATACGAGTTCGTTCGTCTTTTCTATCTTCTTTATATTTTTCTCTATTTGTAAACGCCTCAGCCTCTTTATCTTTAATAGCCATGTTAAGATCAAACTCATATTTCATAAGTTCCTTCTTAAGCTCTTTTTCGTTTTGCAGTTTTTGAATTTCAAGGTTAGCTTCTATTTGTGCTAGCTCTGCTTTTTGTTGCGTAATAGCCTGCTGCTTTTGAACATCCGCTTGTGCAGCCGCTTGCGCTGCTTGCGCATTGCTTTGGCTTTGCATTTGAATATTTTCCTGTTGGACTTGTCTGTCTTGCTGGAATTTTTTCTTACGGCGTACTTTTAGCAATTGATTAGCTAACTTGATATTTTTTATTTCTCTAATATCAATAGCATCTTCTAAATATATCTGGTCTTTAGCTAAAGCCGCTTGTATATTGTTTTCAAGCATTGCTTTTTCTTCATCATCTGGCGCAAGTTCAATAAATATACCAAAGTCATGCAAGTGCATGTTTTTAATGTCGTCTAGTGTGCCTACATTAAATCTTCCTATGCTAGAAATAAATGCGTCTCTAGTCGGGCTGTATTCTAATATATCT